TCTCTAAGATTATCTGCTTTTCTTATGGCTCTAGCCATTGGTATATTTGTAGTAGCTTCTACTACATTACCTATAGCCTGCCAAGCTGGGTTGTCGTAGTCTAACATGGACATTTCTTGCATTACGTCTTTTTTAGACTTACGCGTGTAGCCAGAGCTAGCTAGTTTTCTAACTTTAGAGCCTATTGTAGGAGAAACGTTTAATAACTCAATAACAACTTGATTGTAGTCTGCTCTGTAACCTTTATCTTCTTGCTCGTAAAATTCAAATATAGCATTTTTAACAGTAGCTAGAGCCGCTCCGTAAATACCAGATCCTCTAGCTAAAGAATCAAACATACTGTTTAGTATTCTAAAGTTTTTAGTTTCTTCTTTTTTATCTCTAGCAGCCTGTTGAGACTCTGTTAGCTCTTCATCATCGTCGTCAAACGTTAAAGCAAATAAAGCATTTTGCAAAGATGCAAATATGAAGTTTTGAATAGCTCCGTAGTAAAGTATTCTAGATACATTCGACCTCCAGTCACCTCTTTTGTTTACAAGATCTCCAGCTGCTTTTTTAATAAGCCTGTTGTATTGCATAGGTGTGTTAGCAAATGCTAGTATAATTCTACCTAGTGGAGAAGCTTGCTGTTGAGATATACGATCTGGTCTAGCAGACTGTTGAGTTTCTTCAGCTATTTCTTGAAAATCAAGCATAGCTCTAGTCTCTGCCTGCTCTTGAGACAACCCTGACTTTAGGTATGTTTTAATTTTGTTTCTATAGTACGTAGCGCCACCTGAAGCAATAGCAAAGCTATCTGCAATTTGTGTAGGTGTAAAACCTATCTTAAGTAAATAACCTAAAGCAGCTCTAGCCTTGTTGGTCGCACCAGCAACAGCACTTGCGAGTTCAGCTTCGTTTACATTAGTTGCTAATCCAGCTCTTCTGTTTTTCAAGAAGTCAGAGTTAAACAAGAAGCTAAAGTCAGCCCAGTATTGTTTTTGATTAGCAAAAGCTTTACCAGCGGCAAATATATTGTTGTCTTCAAAGTTTATGAAGTTAACCGTAGATAAGGTTTGTAGTACGGCAGATCTTGCATTAAAGAACATAATCGCACCAACGGAGTTATTAACCCAGTTAGTCCAGCCTTGGCCGTAAGTTTTGCCAGAAGATCTATTAGTTCCGTTTTCCATACGAAATAATACGTCTTCTAAAGCTTCTTTAAACTGCGTACCATACACAGCTTCTATCTTGTTCATGTTTTCAGGAGAAAATACAATTTCTTTATTCTGAACCCACTCCTGTAGAAACTGCTTTCTACCTACTTTGTTTGTAGCATTCTGTAAATCTAAAGCTATGTTTTCTGTATTCCAGTGTTCACTTGGTTTTAAGTAGCCATCTTTTTGCTTAGATATTATACCTAGTGCATCAGCAAAAGCTCTCATCTCAGGATCTCCTTTGACAGTATTAATTAGCTTAGCTTTACCTTGTTTTGAAAGACCAGGTACTTCATATCCAGCCTTGTCAAATAAGTAAGCTCGTACAGCCATGTCGTTTGTAAAAGTAGTTCCTTCTATCAACTTGCCTAACTTCTTCTTAACATCAGGAAACTTTTTTCTTAAAGCGCTATAATCATCTCTTATGGCTTGTTTCATTTGACCCATAGCTCTATCAGCTCTAGCAAAAGGCTTTATTAAAGCTTCGTTAAAAAACTGTATGTCAGCATCACCTTGTTTTCCTGTGCCAGCAAAGTATCTAAGTAGTCCAGTAAAGTCTTCAGCAGATGGTGGTACAAAGAAAGTGAACCTACCTTTGTTCTTACCTCTTTTAGCAGCCTCAACTCTTGAGAATATCTTTTGAGCACCAATGCCGGCACTACGCTCTAACATTTGATTAAACTTAGGATCAAGATCTTTACTAAAGTTAATTTTAGCTTGTTGTACTTTTCTTTTTACATCAAACTGCTCTAGTATATTATCTACAGCCTTAACATTTTGAATAGCATCATCAGCGAAGTAAAAGTCGTTGTAGCCTTCAGAGAACTTACCAGCAACCCATAACGCTTTTGCTTCTGCCGTAGAGTTACCTAAGCCAGTTATATTTTTTAAAGGTATATCTAAGCCGTTTGCTTTTAAAAATTGAGATATAGCTAAAGCGGCTTCTGCTGGTCTAGCTGTTAAAACAAACATGTTGTCTGTACCAAATTTTCCAGCTAGCTTTAAAGCTTTGTTAAATAGAGGAGCTGTTTTACCTCTAACTACTTTGTTAAACTCAGAGAAGTCATAAACGTATCCTTGCCCTAATAGATCAGCACCTTTCTTAGCAAACTCTTCTGCGTTAAGTTTTCCTTTAGTTCCGTCAGGAGCCGTGTAAAGTATGTTAGATTTAGTGGTAGCTAATGTGTCATCAAAGTCTAGAATAGTAATACCATTAGGGTTTACATTAGCTTTGTTAGCATCGATGTTTTTACTAAACATTGCTATAGTTGACGCAGCGGGAATCATACTGTTAACGTAGTTGTTTAGTTCAGAGACAGCTTCTGCTTTCGTAATATTGTTCATGAATACTTTAAACAAAAGTTCTTGCTGAACAGATATAACATCTTGATTCATTTCTAAAGAAGAGTCTACTCCTAAGCCGTACGTTTGAGCTAAGTTTCTACCATCGCCTAACATTAGCACATTAGGATTCATGCCATAGTATTGCTTGCCGTTTAAAGTGTAAGGCATAGCATTAACATTAGGATTTATATACCTCACCCAATTAGGTATCATACCTTGTAGTATTTGAAGCTTAACAGGTAGGCCTGCAAACTCTTTAGGTAGAACCTTTGTGTAATCAAAAGGCTTACCATCAACATCTACACCTTTTAGCATTTCATCATATATCAACGGTAGAGATATTTGAGTATAAGACTTCATTGCCTGCTTCATTTGCCTACGCGTTAATAACCCATCTTTCGCCATTTGAAATAGATATTTAGCAAAATCACTAGCAGGAGACATGTGCTCTTCACGATTCTCTAAACCAAGGGTATTGTAGCCTATAAGTCTAGATCCAACCCTCATGAAGCTCGATTGGTTAGTAGAAGTAACCTCTAGCAAAGCAGCCCAATACTTTTCGTTTTTTGGATTATTTTCTATGTCTTCTTGTATGTTCAACCAATAGTCTATAAAGCCTTTTTCCGACTTGTTAAACTTATCTTGATTTTTATTTATTAAAGCTTTTACTTGCTCACCTGTTTTTTTGCCGTAAACAGTTGTTCTATCTGAAGCCGCTTGGTACGTTTCGCTAGCCGGTAAAAACTTACCTCCATCTTCTTCGTACTTATTTAATATAGCATCTCTTTGAGGAGCGTTTGCAAAAATACCTTTACTAGCAGGGACGTGGTTAATTGTACTTTCGCTAAAGTTTGGATCGTTATTAAGTATTGAACCACCCGTTTTCAGTGGATAACGCTTAAGTTTTGTTTTTGTTTTCTTAAAAGTTTTGTTGTTGTTTTCATCTAAGTATACTTGCTCACCATCTTCTTCGATGTTAGTGTTTTTAGCACCAGACCCGTGTAGTCCTTTCATCCAATAAGATTTTGGCTGCAATGCAAATCCGCCTTGCGTGCCCCACTCTATAGTTTTGTCTATATCTTTTGTTTTGTTTAGATCAATTTCTTTAGAGAACATTATCTTAGACATTCCGTCTGCAATAGATACGACGCTTGGGTTTTGTTTTCTAATAGACTGGTTAGTCATAACTTTACCCATTAAGTTTGCTAGCGCAATAACTCTTGCCGATGTATTTCTATCTGATCTATCTGGAATACCTTCGAATATATTAAATATCTCTAAGAACTCAGAGTCTTTTATATTACCTCTTTTTACTTGAGTCTGTAATCCAGCTTTTGTTTTAGCTCTTGACTCTCTTTTAGTGTAGAAAGCATCTAACATAGTTTTAGGCACACCTGTAGCTTTACCTGATGAGTCAAAGCCTTCTGGCATCATACCTATTAGCACGCCTACGTTTTTCTTGATAAATCTTTGAGCGTTAGCAAGTTCTGACTTAGTTAAGTTTGCTTTAGATTTTATTTTAGCAGGCGATATACCCATCAACTCACCTACTGTTCCAGCCGCAGCATTAGGAACAGACTTGAAGTTAAATATAGAAGTTACATCTACATCTGCATTAGCAACGGCACCATCTACCTGCTTGCTTACATTTAGTTGATCTGCTAGTACCTTTAGCTTTGTTTTTCTTTCAGGCTGTTGTTCTACAGTTTCTTCCGTTATTCTATTTTCAACTTTTCTTCCAACAGCTTCTTCGCTAGTTGATTGTATTATGTTGGCGTATCTAGGGTCGTTTTCATAAAACTCTTGAAGCCTAACGTCCATTAAGCTTCTACCAGTGCCAGGCACAAAGCCGTTTAAGTAGCCCATAACACTGTCGTTTCTATTAGGATCGTATTTCTTTAATATAGCTTGCAAACCTCTATTAGAATCAGAAGTCATAAACTCAAGGGCTATTTCAGAAATATCTACACCTTCTAAAAACTGCATCCTTCTTTCTATCTCGTTTTGTAATTCGTAGGCTATTTCAATAGCAGTAACCTCTTTTGTATCAGCTTTTACAAGCCTGTCTTTCATGGCTTCAACCCTTTGATAAACTTGTTCTTTTGACGACAGAATTATAGATCCTTCTTCTTTTCTTTCTGCTGTAGAAGCTTCTATTATATCTTCATCAACCTTCAAGTCTGCAAGTTCTCCTTCTATTGTAGCCCCTTCAAGAAACATAGCTTTTTGATCAGCTGTTAGCGAACCTTTTTTAATGCTTTCGTTAAAGCCTTTTAGGAAGTTAAATACGTCTTTACCTGTTTTTAGTTTTACACCTGGATTTTTACTATCTCCAGTGCTGATAGGTAGACCAATTGCTTGATAAGCTTTTTCTAAAAATTTACCTATTTTTTCAAATATACCTTCTTCAAACTTAATATCACCAGTGGCTAAAGCGTCGGAAAATAAAGTTAAAACTTCTTGAGCTTGAACACTAGCTGGAGCTTGTTGATAAGCTCTTAGTCTTGAGGCAAATATAGAGTTCTCTACTTTAGTAGCGTCTATACCCATTATGTAGCTTCCTAAACCTTGAGCCAAAGCCATTGCTGTTTCTTTGTTTATAACAGGCTGGTTGTTTTCGTCAGTAATTAAATTACCTTTGCTATCACGCTCTGCCATAGACATGAACATCATCTTGTGTAACAACTCATGTGCGGCAACATTGGCTCCAGTAGAAGACAACGACACAGGTTTGTTTACAATAATATATTCAACTCCGTCTGCCACAAAAGCGCCACCGTGAGAACCTATAGTCTCTTCAGCTGTTTCTAAATCAAGACCAGTTTCACCAACTAAAAAGTCGTACATGTCTTGCGTAGAGTTTTCGCCATCAAAAGACTTAAACTGTATTTTTCTGTTTCCTAAAGAAGGATTGATAGCATTTATTATCTTCTCTGTATTGCTTACAGTTCTTTCAAAGTTTTGCCTAGCAACACTTGTAACATCAGAGTTTTGTATTTGCTCGTTTAGTTTGTTTATCTCTTCATCAAACATTGCGTGAAAAGCTGGATCTGTATCTTTCTTAGTAGCTAACAACTCGTTTTTTTGAATTATCAAATCTAGCTGCTCGTTTGTAACGTTTTCAGGTGATAAGTTAATAGCGTTTTGTATTAGCATACCATAGTCTCTAGCTTGAATAAGCTCGTTTTTCATTTGCTCTAGTAAGTCAGCTGACTTAGGACCTATGTATTGCGGATTTTTTTGTTGATCTATTTTAGTGTCTATAGCTGCTATTTGAGAGTTAATATCTTCTATCACTTCACCAGATCTCTGTTTAAATCCATTGTATACCTCACTTTTAAACCTTTTAAAGTCTTGAACTGAACCACCGCCAACACCTTTTAACGTACCAGAAAGTAATATAGTACCTTCAACTATTTGTTGGTGAGTTTCAAAATTAGTAAACTCTGCGGCGTGGCTTAAACCAAAAGAGTGTTTAGCAACATCACTTAGTATAAGCTCTATTTCTTCTTCACCAAACTCCTGGAACAAGTTAACAGTTGCTTCTTTTATTGTTTTGTTTATAGCTTGTTTTGTGGCCGCTTGTTTTAAGCTACCTGAAAACGTTTTAAATATTTCTCTAACAGCTTGCTGCTTGCCAAAGCCAAATTCCCCGGAAAATACTGAGTTAGAAAGTCCTATTGCTAAGCCTGTAAAAGTTGAATAACCCAAAGCTTGGTCATCGTTTAAGCCAAGATCTTTAGCCTCTTGATACTGATCTATAGCTGTAAGTCTAAAACCTATTTCGGTTGTCTTAAATACTTCAAGCTTTCTTTTGCTAAAGCCTTTCTTAGAAAGCTGCTTGTATATTGCTTGGGTATTAGAAAAGTTACCTTTTCGCATGCTACCTATTAATGCAAGTGTGAAAGGAAGCATGTTACCAATAGTTTGCATAGAGTGCTTGTAGCTACTAAAAGCGCTACCTTCTAAACTGTCCGCAACAGCTAAAAAGCTAGCATCTGAAACGTAGTTCTTATACATAGCGTTTAGTTGATCGTATCTATCATACACTTGATCGCTGTCGCTATAGCTACCTATACCTGTTGCACCTTTCATAAACGAGCCAAGTAGATTTGTTCCCCAAACACCCGTACCTACATACAAGTCTACAACTTCAATAGCTAATCCTTGCGCTATTCTATTACCTAGATCTCTAGCAGATCCAAAAAACCCAGAGTTAAACGGTGTGCCGTCAGAGTTAGTTCCAGAGACATTTTTATTTTTCCACTCTTGATACTTGTCTGTTATTTCAAATCTATTGCCAATAACTTCACCACTAATAGTAAAACCGTAAGTAGAAGCTAAAGCAGACTCTCTTTTGTTTAGCTTCTCTAGTTCTTTAAGATAATCTTCTTGCTCTGAATTAAATTGATTTATTTTTGAATTAATACCGTCACTTCTTGACTGTAGGTTGGAATTTCTTTCTTCAATGCTTTCATATTGATCGCTCAACGTGTTTAGTTCACCCTGAGCGTCATTAACGTTTGCTAATGTTCTATTGAACTCGTCAATAGCATTTTGCTTTTGTTCATCGGTGTATCCACTAGGATTTGCTTTCATTTGCTCTATAGTACCATTGAGCTTCGCGAGCTTATCAGTGTCACCTTCTAATATAGACTGAACATCTTCCATTTGAGAGTTTAGTATTTCAAACTCTGAGTTGATACTGTTAGACAACTCCTGTATGTTCTGGCTTTCTAAATCTATATCTCTCTTTAACTGCGTGAGCTCTTTAGCTTGACCAGACGCGTCTTCAAACTCTTCGTTAATTTGGCTTCTGCTTTCATCTAGCAAACTCCAAAGTGAAGTGTTTAGTTGCTGCTCTTTCATAGCAACACTAAAATCGCCCTTGGCTAGTTGTGCTATCTCTCTTCCGTTTAAACCTCTCAACAGCTTAATTTTCTGCTCGTCATTTAAAAAGCTAACATCTATTTGTTCACCACTAGCCTCGTAGTCCATTCCAAAGGTGGGGCCATATATATCTGTCTCTGTAATTAGCTGTTCAACTGCTTTTTCGTCTACTAAAGTTTTGTTTACTTTGTCTAATTGATTAGGAGATAAGTTAGACGCGTATACGTTTAAAGCGGAGTCTACATATTGTTCTCTTCCACTTTCTTGATACGTTCCAACTTCAAACTTGCTTAGCTGGTATTCCGTACCCACCATATCGTTGTATCTTCTATTGGCCTCTTTTCGTATACGCTCTACTTCCGCTAGGTTATCTTTGACTTGGCCTTTATTATACTTGTGATTTTCAAAAGCTTTATCGTAGTTTTTGTAATAATCTACTAATTCGTCTTTATTTTCTTCGTTATATTTTAAAGCTTCTTCAAGTCTTTCTTTTTCTTCCCCAACAGCATATTTTATTTGTTCGCGAAGCTTTATATTTTCAGTTTCATACTCAAGCGTCGAGCTAATGATGTCTGCTTTATTCTTCTCAGGTAAATAAGTTGATGATCCTTTCTGTGGAGCGCTACCTGCCGACTTAACGCCTTCGTAGTGCAGTTTAATCACTTCGTTCATTGCAGCCGTTGCCTTATCCCACTCCTCTTTACTAGCGCTTGCTTTAGGTAGCTTTATTTTTATTAAGCCTGACTCTTCTACAGTGCCAAAAAAATCGCCTTTTCCAAAGCCTTCAGGCATAAATTTAACTATATCTTCTTTTTGCAGACTGGTAAGTTGATTAGATCTTATGTATATACTCTTGCCACCACCAAAATCAAGATCGCTTCTAGTGAACTCTAAGTATTCAGGATTAGGTACTTCTTTGCCGTTGACGTTTACTATTGTTTTGTCCTTGCTTAGTAGCGCTTCGTATTTTTTATTAAGATTACCTATAACGCCAAGCTCGTGGAAGCTCCACTTTACATCTTGCCTAACTTGATCAGTTGTTATTTCTATGTCTTTAAAAAAGACTGGCTCTACTTCAGGTAGTTCAACAACAGTTTTCACCTCCGTTGGATCTGTATCCAAAGAAGTGTTTTCCAATTCGGATGCCGTAGTGTTTTGCTCCACAGTTGCATCCGGTGTCTGAGAAGCGTTTTGCTTTCCCTCATTAACAAGTACTGCGTTTGGCTTTGCTTGTAAAAAAGAGTCTACTTTATTTTCTGGTATATCGTAAGTTGTTTCACCTACTTTATATCTTGTATTACTCATATTAAAAAAAATTATCTAGTTACAACGTATTGTGAAAAGTCTGTTTCGCCAAAGCCTTCGCCTACGTTAAAGTTATTCTCCTTAGTGTGCTTGTCCTCTGTTCTAGTCTGCTTGCTATAGTAGTTTTCAACTATACTAGTGTTATACGCTACTAGATCGCTATAGATGACTTCTCTGAGCGTTTTATCTGTACCAGGATATATTTGGTCCCAATCAGATGTGTCATAGTTAAAAACTTCTTTTAACTGCTCTTCTGTAAATGTGTTAGTCTTAGCGAAGTAGTCATAGTAAGATTCTGTTCCGCCTTCAGGATTATCGTAGATCCAAGAAAGTATTTCTTCGTCTTGAGTTCCAGACTTCCATCTTGGTGCTATCTTTTTATCCCAATAACCTTCAACACCTTCTCTGTCAAAGCTTATGTCATTTCTAACGTTGTCTCTTATTTCAGACTGTAGCGTTCTGTAATCCTCACTAGCATCGACTTTTTCAAAAACGTTACTCATCATTTGGTCTATAGTCATTAGCTGCTCTATTTGCTTTGGTTGACCGTCAACTACTTCTGTTACAAACTCTCCATTTTCATCTACTACAGCAACCATAAATTGAGCTCTGCCAAAAGGATCAAGAGTCATACCCGCCATACCACCATGAACTTGATCTAGATAATTCATAGACATTTTTGAAGAACCTTGAGAATACAAGTCACCTATACTAGTTTCTCCCCACTCTGTTTTCATATTTGATAACTTAGTTTTTTCTAGCGTTAAATTTTTACTAGACTCTACTAAATTGTTTATGTCTTTTATAGTAAGCTTATACTCTTCGGAGTACGGGTTTAACTTTAGCGCCTCATTTTTCTTCTGTGCCAGCTGCTGTTTTAAGTTCATGCCAAAATTAGTGCAAGCGTTTTTACCGTTTTTAAAGTTGTCAAAGCCTTGAATATCTATAGCTTCTGGAACAAAGTTTTTGAGCTCTGCTGATATTTTATCATTAAGAGCTTTCTTCATATCTAGCTTTACTTTATTTGAAAAAGCTACGATGCCACTTAGTTCTTGCGAAGTTTTTTTAATGTCACCACTGTAAGTTGATCCACGAGCAGCACTATATAAGTTCTTTATAGGACTTTTCATTGTTACTGCACTTGGTGGAGGCGGCGGATTTGTAAGATCTTCAGTACGCTTTTTGTTAGCCTCAGTGTTAGCATCTATCTTTCCCTGCTGTTCTCCGGTAGGAGTGTCCATAGGTTGATCAGGGTTTTCTCCATACTTTTTTTCGTCTCGCTTCTCCGCTTTTTTATCTTGCCTAGCGGCCCTACGTTGAGCGGCAGCTAAAGCCATTTGTTCAGAGTAATTCTGCATTTGCAAGTTCATTGCATCTGCTAAAGAATTTAAACCTGAGGTTCTATCTGTATAGCTAGCGCCTTTACCCATGTTGTAAAAACCACTTTGCTTTTCCTCGTCTGTTTTTTTATCCGCCATGCTTACTTCTTTTTGTTTCTTTTAACTTTCTTACCTTTAGGCTTTCTTTTCATAGGCATACCACCAAAGTACTGCATACCAGCACCAGCTACATCGCCAATGCCACTCATCATCATTTGGTTGTTATCAGACACTGCTTGCTGCTTACCTGCTGTTTGACCAGCTCTATATTCTAGTATGTTTTGGTCTCTACCTAATTCCATTTGCTGGCGTTGACCTTCACCAGCTGCTTTTTGCGATTGCACACTAGCGGCTCCTCCAGCCGATGCTCTTTCGTTAGAAGCTTCTTGCTGTCCTATGCTAGCAGAAGATCTAGCAGAGTCTTGTGTAGATTTGTTTGCCATAGCTTGAGCAAGGCCTGCAATACCAGAGCTACCGGCAGCACCTTGAAGATTACCCATAATATCTGCTTGGGCTTGTTGATTTTGTTTAGCTTCAAACTCCGCTTGTTGCGTGTTGACTTGTAAGTCTTCGTAAGTGTTCTCTAAGTTTTCGTATGGATTTGTTATTTCTCTATCTTTGTATTGATTGAAAGCTTCTTTTTGCTTTTGCTTTGCTTTTTTTAGCTTACCTTTAAGTTTTGATTTCTTACTTAAACCAATACCTACTTTAGCTAAACCAGCCGCCGCTCCTATTACTGCTACTATTGCAAATGACATATTATTGTTTTTTATTATTAATGTATTTTTCGTATTCTTCGTAGCTAATTACCACGTTGTATTTTTCTAATTCAACTAAGTCTTCAGTGTTAGTAGGATTAGGATGTATGTTTACAAATATAGAGTTTTCTAAAGCTAGTATAACTCTTTTAGTTCCACCGCTAGAAGTAACGTAGCAAGGTGCTATATAGTCCTCGACTACATCTTCTGTAGCTACAGATATTTCACCTTCTAATAAAAACCATATATGATCTCGCTTGTGTATCTTACCGACAACTGCGGTCCCTTGAGGCATAGACATTTGCCTAACGTAGACACCATCCGCAAATGAGTGCTTGAGAGGCGCTAGTTTATTACCAAGTCCATTGTTGTCACCAGCTACTATAGTTTCGTCGTTAGCTGCAGCTAGCAGTCCTTGTTCTAAATCTTGTATTTTACCGCGCATAGATAGCTTATACTCGGCTTTTTGTAATTCATTCATTTAATTAAATTTATATGTTTACTATCACACTTATTTGCTACTTTCAAATATATCAGTGGCTATGTTAAATAGTTCTATCTCTTTATTGCTGTTGTTCTCAAACTTACACTCAGCGTAGTATCCAAGCAAGTGTGAGTTGTTAGCTGACGCTTCTTTGCTAAAAAATATAAAGTCTCCATCAGTAGGCATAGGAACCGCTTGATCTTGATTTACAACTATAGCCCCACCGCTAGAAGTCCTAGTTATTGTTTTAATTGGTCCAGATTTAGTAATATCGTTGTAAGTTAACACAGTATCATTTGGATGTGTAGTCGTGCTAGCCGTAGAGTAATACAGTATATCACCTACTTGAACAGATCTATTTATACGAGTTGTAAAATTGTATGTTACTTCTATTGCTGCCATAGTTCGTGATTAAATGTCATCTATAAAATTGTTTGATGTTCCTTGAAATTTACCGTATAGTTTAACACGCGTGAATGCATCATTAAAATCGCTTGGAGGATTAAACTTAACAGACACGTTTAGTGTTATTGCTTCTCCGTCTCCGTTGTTTGAAAAACTTTGTTCTATCGTAACAAAAGAACTGTGATCGCTTGGAAATACCAAAAGCTGGTCGAAACCACCAACTCCACTAGAAAAGCTGTTAATAAAAGATGAGGTAAATTTCTTGCCAGTTCCAGCTGATATTTGAAAACTACACACAAGATTTCCTACATCTAAAAATGGAAAACCATCGCTTACAGTCTTTAAAGGTCTAAACAAGCCTTGAGCTGAAGTTTGGAAATCATCCGCAGCGCTTATCAAACTATATTCAGAACCAGCGGTTACTCCGTTGAAAGTAAGTGTAACTCCATCTCCAACAGTGTCCGCGCTTGAAAGCTCAAATGTATTTGTATCAGTTATGCTGGCTACGGTTTGGCCAGCGTCCACATTAGTTCCAGAAACAGAATCACCTACGCTAAAGTTACCAGTAGGTGTGCTATCTAAATCAACCGTTGCATCATCATTAACAGCACCGTCAATAGTTGCGGTTGATATACAGAAAGGATGAACGCTATTACCTGTGTTGTCGTAAGACTCTATTATTATCTCAGTTCTATGGCGCTTGCTATATCTTGGAGTGTCTATCGCTGTTGTTGCTACAGTTTTACCAAATGGTATTTCATAGGTTAGGTTTGCATTTAAAGTAGTATCTGCAAATACGATGCTTGCCTTAACAGTGTTTGCGGCGTCGTATGGAGAGCCATTGTCTGTGAATACTACAGATTTTAAAGGCTTAGAGGTATTATCTATGTTATGTAGTGTTATTCCGTTTGTACCATGGGTAAACGTTGTTCCAGACGCGGCGTCAGCTACAGTTCCTGCGTTACCACCTAATATAAAAAACTGTTCAGCGGCTATACCAGCACCTTCAACTGGAGTTATAGTTAAAAAGTCTACGCTTGGGGTTTGTGTAGGTGAGAACGTTATGCTTCCAGTAGCAGTGTCATTGCTGTTAGCAATAGAGTTAACACTTTCTATTAAAAATGTATCAACCGTATATAAGTTAGCTTCTCCCGGCGAATCTACACTTTCAGCAGAAATAACTTTTAAACCAAAAGATAGCCCAGGCTCTGTTCCTCCAGCAAAACTACTACTAGTACATCTAGCTATACCTTGAACAGAAAACTCTTTAGAGTCTATGTTACCAGAGGCATCCGCGCCTAGTGATTGATTGGCAAAGTTAGAAATATCTCCTTTTATGTAGTTAAACCACTTGCCTTCTTTTTCAATAAACTCTAGTGACTTACCTTCTTGAAGATCAGTTTGTATAGAAGAAGCAAACCAACCATCTTGAGAGAAGTTGTTTATATAGTTTCTATTCAGTAGGTTGCTTTGAGAAGCTCCATCAGAAAATGTCAAGCTCGCATTAGCGTCTATACTTACAGATCCAGACAAAGTAAGTGCTGTGCCACTTATAGCTGAAACAGTACCAAGCGAAGCGCTTGTTGAAGTTAAAGTTACAGCTTGACCTACAGCTATAGCGGTGTTTATTTCCGCTAAAGTTACAGATGTACTACTACTCACAGCGTTTCCACCATTATTTGTTTTTGTAACAGGCTTTATTATTCTAGCTTTTGTTCCTTCGTATTTTAAATACATAAAGCTTTTAACAGAGCTAGGTGCATCATTAAATATAGTTGTAACCGTGCTGTTAGAAAAAGTACCAAAGCTAGTTATTACCCCAGCTGCAGAGCTTACCGCCGTGTCGTTTACTGTAGCATTGGATATTGTTATAGAAGGCGTCGATGTGTTTATTGCTGTTATAGTCGTATTATCAGGTATAAAGCCTGTTGAGTCAAAAGCGTTTGCCGCTACCGAGTGAATTACTACATCACCAACTTTAAAGTTAGGATCTATAGGACTATCTACGGTTATAGTAGTTGCACCAGCCGCAAAGCCAGCGTGTCTAGTTGCTACACCATAAAAAGAGTTCCTTGTTGAATCAAGAGAGTGCTCGTATATAGTGCCGCGTTTAAACGTGTAGTATTCACCGTCTAAACTAACACCTTGCTCGGGAGCATAAGATCTAAAGCTAGACCATCCGTTTACTCCGTCTTTAAAAGAAACTGTATCAACGTTTTTAAGGCTGCTGTTGTTAGAGGTTACAGAGTGTATAGACAAATCATATTCTTCTAGCTTGCCGTTGAAAGAACCAATGCACACCGTGGCATTTTTAAGAGTGTCCTTAAAATAATCTTTCATACCGTAATCAGATATAGGAGTTAAGCCGTCGTTAGACAGTCTTAAAACAGCTCCTCTAAATTTGTCTGTAAAATAAATTCTATACCCGCTTAAAACAACAGACTCTGGATTCGTAGAAACACCATATTCGCCACTAAAAGGTACTGAAGTTCCTAAAACAGCATTGTTAGAAGTGACGTTAGTGTTACCATCCGCATTAAACAAAGCGTTCTTATTAGCTAGCACTTTTAATATCTTGTCCTCACACATCGTAACTATATCAGTATCTCTAGCTACTAGTTTTTGTATAGAACCATATATAGGATTTAAGTCTTTTGTTATTGGTTCTGCTTGTATGAATTGGTTAAGTCTATTAGTTCCACTTGTAGAATTATATATTCCAGAGAATATCATTCCAGAAGATCTAGTTTCTTCACTATATTTTTCAAACGTCGTAGAAGCCTTAACGCCTTTAGCTAATCTAGGAGCGTTAAAATCATCTCTCATCCTGTCAGATTCAACGCCGTTTCCAAAAGAGTAGCAGTTCATGAATGGCAAAACTACCTCACAAACAATGTTGTTCGATTCAGAGCCATCTGCATTAGTACCGTGTGTAAATCTTTTTATAAATACAGTAGCGTTGTTTGCACCTGTACCGCCGTTGTCGTAAGAAGGAGCAGGTGCGTTTTCAAAGTGTATTGTAGATATATTTATAGATCCATCTTTCTGCTTAAAATGAAGAGTACCGACATAAGAGTTGTCTTGAAAGTTAAACTCAACAGCTGTTCCAGCTAAGCTCTTAAACGTTAATCCCCAAGCTTGCTTAGCGTGATCGTAAGTAATAGTATCAACAAAAGCCTTGGCATCAGTACTACCACCAGTAAGCTCAGTGTCTAACGCGACACTACTAGCGGCTTCCGAAACATAATCAAAACCAAAAGCTTCATCACCAGGATTAACCCACTCACATATAGTTTCTTCAGTAAGCTCAATAGGATATGCACCGCTTGCTTCGTAGTACAAGTTTACATCTCTATCTGGAGAAGGTAAAACTTCAAATACAGCTGCGTTTGTTGTTACAGGGCTAGCCGCGGTACCAACAGGATCATTACTACCATTTAATTGTCCAGCTGTTCCTGATAAAAGACCAGCTATGTTTTTAACTTTAACAAAGAACTTACCTTCTTTTTCAGTTTGACTTAGTGTTATTCCAGTTGGAGCTTCATTTTTTATATCAAGAACTTTAATTTTGTTATCTACAGCTTTGTAAGTAGTAGCGCCACCATCTCTAGCTTTTTTAATAGACAAATAATCACCTTCTTGAACTTTATTTCTGTCAAGAGACTGAAATGCTAAGTAAACAAATTGATTAGCTATATCAGGTGAGTCGTCGTCAGTACCTGTCGGCGCGCCAGCAAAATTATAAGATTTATGTAAAACTAAGTTGTAATATTCGTTTGAAGTTTCTTTTATAAAAAACTTGTAGTGTGTAGCCCAAGTAGGAGCTAGAGAATTAACTTTAGCTTGTAGTTTTAAATGCTGATCGCTTAAATTTATAGAGGTTGTTATTGAGGAGTTCTTATCTATTAAAACAGAAGTCTCTCTACCTAGTCTTCCTTTATACACTACACCTACTTGATACGTTCTTTGTGTTTTTATAGACTCGTTAGGTGTTCCAACTGTAAAGCCAGTTACGTTTCTAATAGCTAAGTCTAAGTCTGGGCGCAATTCTATAAGGCCTCCAGTAGAGTTTGCTTCGCCTGTAAGTAAATCGTAGTTTTGAACATAGTTAGCATATATAATTCTATTAGCGCTTATAGCCTGTGCTTTAGCTTTTATAGGAACTGCATCCCAAGTCCTTAGCAACTGGTTAGCTGGTATTGTAGATCCAAACTGCTCAGAGGTCATGGTTATACTACCTTTATTAACTGGTCTAACCCACTCGGATCCGTCTAAGTAAGTAGAAGAAGTTGCTAAAGTTTCATTTATGTGACCATCTGCTTCAAACTCAGAGTCTACATCTGTTAGCATTATATTTCCTTTTATAGTTCTAACAAAGAAGATGTTTTGAGATATATCTTCTTTGTATAGAATATCCACGCCAACAACATCTTTAGGTATGTTTGCCGGAACAAAATTTTGTATTTTCAGTAAAGATACGTCGTTTTGCATACCTTTGTTAAACGCTTCCTTAGAGTCGTAAGCGTAAGTTCTAGGTAAGAACGCTGGATTTGAAAAAGGAGATAACGTAGAGACTTCTCCGTCTGTATATCTATATCTATATGCAAATCTTGCGAACTGATCTTTAAATAGTTTTTGGGTTTCATCTGTTACCAAGGTAGTATTATGAGCTGCCGCAGAGTTAGCGTTCGTTCCTTCAATGCTAGTAACAGAAACTGTTATTGAGCTTGCGTCAGTCACAGCTGTTATAGTACCTATTATACCGTTTGCCTCGTTTGAAGTAAGAAGAACGCTAACGTTGTCTCCAACACTAAAGCCATTCACAGCTGTGGTAGGTATGTTAATAGTTACTCCAACAACTGGATTAAGCCCACTTGCGTTTAAGTTTATGTTACCAGTAGTTACATCTGTAGTATCAGCTATAGCGCCAGGCATTAATGTTGCCTTAGGATTATTTGACATAAGCAGCTTTGGCGGCATTGTAGGAGCTAGTCTCATTACCGTTATATGAGCTTCAGTTATAGGCGTATTACTATTGGAGCTGTCATTAGCAAGATAATCTACGTTCCAGCTGTCATTTTCTAATGTAGAGCTAGCTGACGTCGGTATTTTTAAGTGAGTTGTATTGAATATACCACCTGGATTATCTCCGCTTATAGTACCTTTCAAGCAGTTTAAAATGTTTATTTTTTTAGGCTCATTTTCACCGTCTGTAAAAAACAACATGCCATCAAAAATATCTATAGCCGTTATAATTTTAGTAGGAGTTGGTGACAAGACAGAGTCACCGTTAGCGTCGATATATGAATGTCCAAGCTCACCTTCATTGTCAAGATCATTACCTGACTCAAATTTCAATATCCTAGGTTTTGTAAATGCCAAAACAACACCTTGGCCAACTTGAGTACTAGTTAGCACTGTTAACTTGTTGTTTGTTATTTGAACGTGATTAGTGCTAGAAGCGTCTACGCCTCCTGCTGTGTCTTGAAAGTTATCAACAATTATACCTGTCACTTCGACGTTGTCGTAAGTACCAGACCAAACACTTTGTCCATTAACATCAATAGCATCTACTTTCATGCCAATTTCAATACCATTGTAATCAACACCGCTGCCTGACGCCCCACTTATAATATGTGATCCATCAGATTCTGCAGAATTGCTGTACGCGGCAAATCTTCTTCTAACATCGTATACATCTGTTAGCACAGGTAGTATAGACTGATTAGTACGTCGATGGCGTACTGGATTAGGTGTAGCTTCAAATATACAGTCTGATCTTTCACCAGTATAAAAAGTATAAGTAACACTACTCGTTGTGACTGTTCCAGTGATAAAGCTAGCAGCATCTTTTATGAAGTAGTATATTCTGTCTGTTTCAGTATCTTCTCTTGCTCCTACGACTTGTGCTGGTGGATATATATACCTAGTTCCAGCTGAATTTATTATACCTTTGTTTAGAAGACTACTATTTGAGAATTCATGTCTACCAACAGTTTGATTAATGCTACCAGGGCTTGTTATAGGCCTATGGTTCAAAGGCTTTATAAATCTAACGCCGTCTATAAACTTAGTGCTTAGTAAATTCTCAATTGCCCCAACGTCAGAGTTTTCTGAAGTTGAAACAGTAATGTTCATAGCATCTCTATACTCGCTTGCCGGTAACAACCTTTCATCAAGGTCTCTATTCATTTTACCTTTAATAAAGCTTCTATTTAATTCAGGCATGTATTAGTGTTTTATGTGTTTAGCTTTACCTCTTAATTGCTGTACTATTTCTTGTAACTTAATATTTGACAATCTAAGCTTAGCAGTTCTTTTTGAAGCAAAAGCCTCACGTCTAAATCTTTGTATTATAAACTCTTGAACGTTAGCTCTAGTTGAAAGTACAGCATAAGCTATATATTTGTACATTGCTTCTTCAGCAAACTTGTGTACCTGCATTTCAGCGTCTGTGCCCAAGCTATCGCTAATGTAATCGAGTATAACTGTTGCTCCAGACAAGTTAGAGCTAAAGTGTATCTTACCTTTTTTGTCATCAATGTAAAATGAGCCGTTTGTCTGAGCTTCACTTGGCTCTATACCATATCTTTGACCTACAATATCATTGTATATGTCGTCGTCGTAATCGTAGTTAGCTGTTCCGTTTTCAGGAAGTACTTGTCCTTTGTAAGCTGTCCAAGTATCAGAGTCTGATGTTTGTATTTCGTCACCATCTAAAGTGTAGCTACCGTCAGTTCCTTGAGTTATAGCGTCTGGATTACTAGTAAGCCTTGTTGGGTATATCACTCTTTTGATACCAGCTCCGTCGGAGAACGAAAGCTTAACATAGTTAACGTAGTCGTGAGGTAGTACCATTTGCAGCGTTGCAGGTACTTCTATTTCTTGAGCTTTAGTAGACTTGAAAACATCAAAACTCATCTCTTGTAAAGCACGCTGTGCATGATAAGCAACGTCAGCTCTTCTTATTTTAGATATTATTTTGTCTTCACCAACATAAGCTAGAATAAACTGATTTATAATGTGCTCTAACGAAGTAAACTGATAATTCCCATATTGAGTATCATCAGCTGTGTTTTGGGTGTTGTCTGCCCCTTGATAGTAATTTCCTGTTGTTCCTTCGAATAATCCCATATTATGCTATTTGTTGATTTCTATTATCCTTATCTTTTCCAGCTGCTATAGAAACTATACCAGGCTTATTAAGCAGTATACCTGAAAGCTCTAATATCTTAAATATCAAAGTGTCTTCTTCAGACGGGTGTAGCTCAAAGTCTACTGTGTTAGTAGAGTCATGTAGTGGATATTCATTACCTCCAGCAGAGTTTGGAACTACAACATAATTCCAATACGGTGTAGTAGGTTTAGCTATATAATTACACGATATATTAGAAGTAGCGTAGTTAGGAGTATTAGATGATGGAAATATTTTTAATATGCTATTAGTCTTGTAAACGTATACTGGTCTAGAAGCGCTAGGCTTAAATAAACCAGTTTGCTGCATCATACGTAAATCGTTTATTTCTACTCTTTCTATTTCTTTGAAATTATCAGAACTTGTTTCGTAGAAAACTGTACCTAATCTATGTACAGCGGTAGATGTTGGAAGTGTTAATTCATTTGTATTTGCTATAGCAGACATAGCTACATCAAACTGTTGAAATGGAGCTATTTTAGAAGCTAGAGTGTCTACAAGATCACCATACTCCGTAGAGGCACCGTGAATCATTTGAGCTTGATCTAAATCTCTAAAGTAGTTTTCAAATATATCTAACTGTGCTTGCTCTGCAAACAAGTTAAATTCTATAGGCGTAACATAACCTCTTTGTTCTTTATTAGCTAGCGCTAATACTTTTTGATATACTGTATCTATGCTTACTGCCATTGTTATGTTTTTTATAGTTTAGCAACCACCCCGAAGAGTGGCTGCTCTACTATGGTGATTAATTAGTTTAATCGTTTTTCAATATTGGAGTAAATCTCCATGCCTTCATCTGTTTTAAACCAAGCGGCTAAAGCAGAATATGGGTGCTCATCAAATGGTACAGTCATAATTTGTCTATCGTTAGATACCCACGTAAAATAACGTTGATCACCTGATAGTTTTATTATGTTAGCTTCTACAGCTTTAATACCAAAGTTTCTAAGCATTACATTATCGTCTGTAGTAAGCTCTAAGAACAGCTTAGGATTTTTCTTTGCAAATAGTAGCAAATCTCTTTTAAGTTCTTTAGAACTTAGCTTATTAACTTCAGATCCTTTCTCTACTCTCATTACAGCTTCAGCCATATCAATGTCCATGTCTCTAGCTATAACCATTGCTTGAACTTCAAATTCTAACCAGTCTAATTGATTTTCTGCAATTTTAATAGGTTTATGCTCGTGAAATAGTTTGTTTGCATCTGGATGATAATTAGTCAAAAACTTCTGTAAAATAGTTTTTTCTTTAGGAACAAATAAAGATCCGCTTCTAAATATAATGTGCGAAAGCCTTTGATCGCCTTTCATTTCGTCAACGAAAGGTGTTGTTTGATTCTCGCAGTACTTAATTTCTCTTTCGTAGCCTTTTTCTTTGTCAAACCAATAAACATTTGCAGATCTAATAGCTCTAGACAAAGGTTTTTTTCTACCTTTAAGATAATATACTCTATCTTTTATTTCCCACTCATTTTTTTTAGGTTGAGGTTTTTCAATAACTACTTCAACCATTTCATTTGTAGCTTTAATTTCTGGTTGTGCTACTTCAACTTTTGGTGCAGCTTTTGCTGCGGCTTGTTTCTTTGCCATAATATAATATAATAAAAAATTAATAAAAAACTACCCCACCCGAAGGCAGGGTAGTTCAAAAAAAGTATTTCTACTTCATTAACATAAAGTTGTTAGCACCTTGAGTAACTAAACATCTTTCTGATAACATGTGAATTTGCATTGCATCTAAAGCAGATGTAGAAGCTCCAACCGAACCAGTAGTCCAAGTTTTCATTCTACGATTATCTGTTTGAGAAGCTCTGTATCTAACGTGTAAGAAAGGACGCTTAAGGTTCTTTCCTAATTGCTGATCATATACAGTTGAAGTACCTGCAGGAATAACAACCCCACGGATAGCGTTAGAACCAGCAGCAGCATTAATACCACCACGAGTAGCTAAGTCATTCAAGTATCTGAAGTCAGACTTGTAGAAGTCATAAGAACCTCTTCTGAATCCAGAGAAACCTAAGTTTAAAGCCATATCTTCGTCGTTTTGAAATACTCCATAAGAAGTACCACCAGCACCGTAAGAGTTCATGGAAGCTAACATATCGTCAAATGCTAAAGAAGTAGCACGGTTAACGAATAGCATGTTTTCTTCAATTGCTCCTTGCTTGTCAAATTCAGCTAAGATAGCATCAAATTCAGCTAAGTCAGTAGCAGCGTTAACACCAGTAACACCAGAAGTTACGTTACCTCTCTTTTCAATAGCAGAGAATAAACCTTCAGTACCAACGTTTCCAGCGCCAGCTGTAGATCCAGCAACAAGAGCGTTACCGTCAATTTGAGAATCAGCAAGATTCAATTCACTTTCAAGCATGGACATTTCTAAGTAGTCGTTAAAACGAGCTCTTGTGTCAGCTTCAGCTTTTAAGTACCATAAGTAACCTGATTGTCCTTCTTCACCAGTAATCTCAACCCAACCAATACGAGATGCATCAGATCCTGATACTTCGTAGTAGTCTTTCATGATAATTGGCTTGTTAGAGAAAGTTTTGAACGAAGGCTCGTTAGCACCTCTCTGGTCAGTAGCAGCACTGTTTGCAGAGTTGTTGTAACTTACACCTTTACCAAACTCAGAACCATAAACTAATATAGTTGTATCTTGTGTTCCACCAGTAGTTGTTAAACTAGCAGTGTTTAAAGATGCAAAGTCGTAAGGTAAAACGTCAATCATAGAACCTGTATCAACAGCCTCTACTAAACACTTAACAACACCTTGAGAGTTAGCAACGATGATAGTATCATTAACTCTAATACCGTGATTTGCGGCTATATCGTTTCCGTCAATATCAACTTCAATTTCGATTTGACCACCAGAAGCAGTACCACCTGTTGCACTTTGAATGTGCCCTTTGTAAGATAAATGTAAACGACCTTGTTCAGACCAAATAACTTGATCAGAAGTCATCGCTTCTTCAGCTCCTACTTTTGAAAGAAATCCTGAAATAGTTCTCGGTCCGAAAACTTCAGCTTCTTTTTCCATAAGATCTGGTAAATATTGTTGAGCCCAACCCATGTCTTGGTTGAAGTCTATATAGTTTGATTCTAACGTTTGCGGCTTTGCAGCTGGCACGCTATTCAAACTATTTCCTGCAGTAATTGCCATAATAAATAGTTTTTAAATTGTTAATTAATTTCGTTTTTTAATTCTAAACGTAGGACCATTGTCTGTGTCTAGCGCTTTTACTTTAAATCCACTAGTGCTTTCATTACTAAAAGACTGTCTAGCATCCATATTTATATTTTTTGCTTTAGCGACAGTGTTTTGTATAGCATCAGCTTTACCTTGTTCGTAAAAATGCTTTGCAATAACATCCGGATTCATAGCGGCATATAAAGCTTTGTGATAACCTTCAACATCATTAATACTATTGTCATCGTTTAAAAACTTTCCAATAAAATTATTGATGTCGCTTTGATTTCTCGCTACTTCATTTGCATTAGGTACTTTAAGATTAAGCTTTTTACCATCAACGTTATATTCAAAACCTTTGAACTCGTTGTTGAAAACTTTGTTAGTCCTCGTTGTAAACTGCTCTGATCTATCTCTAGCTAATCTCTCGCTTTCTACCGTATCCTCGTTATACTGATTAAAGAACTGTATCGCTTCTTGCTGCTCTGCAGTAAGGTTTGATCCAGCTTTAATCTCATCATAATACTTAGACTTTTGCCCGTCTAAATAGGCTTTAGCCTCTGCAACTTGCTCTTTTAAGGCTATTTTCTTTTTTCTTACTTCTCTTTCTTCATCAATCTCTTCGTCAAACGAAAAGTTGTCTTCCATTAAGAAGCTTCTTTCCTCATCATCTAAGTGAGGTTTAGTTATTTTATAATATTCGCTAAGCGCTGTTTGATTATCCATTTCATTATAATCGCGATTTAACTTAACGTAATCTTCTACGTTTCCACCAGTATCGTTAACAAAGTCAACTAGCTTCTGTATATTTTCTGGTAACGCTTGTCCAGTTTGTTCCGCTGCTTCAATAGCTTGGTTAGCTTCTTCAACTGTGTTATTTACCTCTTGTTCTATACTCTCTTCAGGAACCTCAACTTGAGCTGCAGCTTCTTGCGTAGCCTCTGCTGATTGTTCAATTTCTTCGTTTGCAGCTTCTAGTTCGCTAACTTTATCCATGTTGAGAACAATTGTACCGTCGTCTTTGTAAGAGATCGGCGACTCTTGTTCTACCACTTCTTCTTGGGGTTGTTCTACTTGTTCAGTAGATTCAATGTCTTGAGTTTCCTCAATGTTTTCATTTTCATTCATAATATAAAATATAAGTTAATAATTATCTAGGTCCAAAATCACTCAAACCCATACCACCACCAAGTATATCATTACCTGATGACTCAAAGTTTTTAGGTGGAGTACCTGCTTTTCTTTGTTCTATAAGTTCACTTTGCTGCGAAGCTTGTATCTTTGTTCTTTTGTCTTTACGATCTTCTTTCTCATTATCCTTGTTACTAATAGACTGCAAGTCCATTTGCTTAAGCTGCATGCTCAACTGAAACTCGTGATCCATCAATTGCTTTTTAACATTTGCCTCGTGAGTTATAATTTTTGTTTTTGAGTCAGTTTTTATCTGCTCCATCTGTGCATTCATCTGTGTTAGCGCTTGCTGCTTTTGTATTTCAGATTGAGCTGCTGCTTGCTGGGCCTGAACATTAGCATCAGATTGTGCTTTTATGTTTTCTTGTTGACGTTTTTGATCTTCATCCATTTTCTTTTTACGTCTAATCTTTAGCAGCTGATTTGCTAGTCTAACATTTTTTATATCTCTAAGATCTATTGCATCAGAAAGATCTATGCTATTTTGAGCTAAAGCTTGCTGTATGTTATTCTCTAGTAATTGTTTTTCTTCGTCGTCTGGAGCTAGCTCAATAAATATACCAAAATCATACAAGTGTAAATTAGACATCTCTTCTAAAGTTCCTACGTTGTGAGCTCCAATAGCTTGCACGAACGCATCTTTGGTAGGAGAAAATTCTATTATATCAGATATTCTAAGTGACAAGCTTTCAGCTACAGACTTAGTTAAAAACAAGCCAGACTGTAATATGTGCCTTGTAGCCGTGTTAGAATTAGCGGCTGCTAACTTTTGTACACCAACTAAAGCGTCTTTCGCTGGAGTGCTACCATCACGAGCTTCGTTGAGCCCGGTGGTATCACGTATCATTTGCAAGTAGTAGTTGTATGTGCCAATTAAACTTTGCATCTTTTGACCGCCAGATCCACTTGCTATTTCTTGTATTGGAATTCTACCAGGATTACCTTCGCCAAGCTCGTTCATTGATCTACCAATAACAGAACCTGTTTGGAAGAACATGTTTAAAGCTTCTTGTGCGTTGTAGTTTGTACCGTTACCTAAGTCTATTTCAGCTAAGCCGTCGGCGTCTAAGTATATACCATCAGGTATAAGCCTTGACATAACTTGTTGTAGCTTTAAATGTGTAAGCTGTATCATATCAGCAAAACCTGTTATACGACCAACTAAACTTTCTATCCTACCATTATACATCCTTGGAGCAGTAATAGAATAATTCATTTTTACTTTGTTGAAGTCACTCTTAGACCTCATCATGTTATCTACTTTTTTCCAAGATATTAGTTTATCTGTACCAACTATAAATGCTCCTTCAAATAAACACTCAACTGACCTTTGCAGTTTCATGAAGTTTACCTGTGCATCTTTTGGTGGATTAAATGTATCGTCTTTTTCTATTGCTTTTTGAGCTCCAGTTGCAGTTTCTTTTACTTTATAAACATCGTTCATATAAGTCTTGTAATTAAAGTATAAGACTTGAACTTTGTTGTTATCTGTTTCTCTACCGTAGCTATATTTTCTAGAATATCTACCAGAAGCTTGGTTGTTAGAGTTTAATATATCTTTTATTTCTTCTTCGTTAAGCTCTGGAAATTGTTTTACTAATTCGTTGACTGGGACGTCTTTAACTTCACCAACATAATATATATCGTCAAAGTAAGGCGAGTCAGTGTAGGAGTAAACTAAGTCTGCTGGATCAACATATTCCACAGTAGCACCTTCTGACTTGTTAAACCCTGTCTTAACAGCACCAATACCTAGAACAGTTAAATCGTAATTAACTCTTCTTCTAATCAAGTCGTAGTCGTTTCCTTTGAGTAAAACGTTTATAGCTTGCTCTTCTGCTAATTCAACAGTTTGCTTATAAGTTAACTGCATGTGTAGATCTAACTCTTCTTCTGTCTCTGGTAGTTTATCCTCTGGAACCGTAGATAAGTCTACATTAAAAGTATCTTTATAAAACTTAGTGAAATCCTTTGTTCGCATTTCATCTAACATACGCTGCATGTAATCAGTTCTTTTCTCTACTCCGTAAGGATCTTGTGAAAATGCCTTAACGTCATAGGCTCTTTCGCTGAGACCATTAACCACTATGTCAACAAACTTAGGTATTATAGGTACAGGCTTCCAGTCTAAGTTTAAATAGCTTAAGTCGCCATTTATAGAAAGCTCATCTTTGTACTTTTGTATACCTTGCTCTCCTCTAGCGTAAAGTCTTAGTTTGTGAAAGGTACTTTTATTGTTGTAATACCTACTGCTAGAATAATTGTTGCCCATTGAATTAGACTCAAACCACTCTTTTTCTATGGCTTTAGCTATCTTTAGTCCATACTCAGTAGTAATTTTTTCTAGATCACTAACAGCTTGACTAGGAAAATAATTATTATATATTGATTCAGCCATATTTAATTTTCTATTATTCGTGAAGCACCGCCTTTATTGTTGTATTTAGCAATACTTAAGTTTATCTTTGGTTTTTCTACTTTAGCATTAGGTGCATACAAGTGTCTATTGCAAGCCATTACAGCTAGACCAGAACTTATTGCAGCATCAAACTTAGTTCTTTTGTTTATATCAAACTTCGCCCAATCGTTTAAAGTTTCATTAAAATACAAGCTACCATACCTACCATCACCTAAGTGACCAACGTGGCTTTGTATGTACATTTCTATAGCAGCAGCGTGAGCTTGTTTTATATCTTCACTTGAGTTTGGTATACCACCAATCTCTTTTTCTGCAACAGAAAGTTTATTCCAAACCTTATCGGGCCTGTTCATGCTAAACCCTCTGTAACCTCTTCTTCTTATATAATAAAGAAGTCTTGGCTTGTTGTTCTCTGCTAGTATAGGCATACCGTAAAATACGCATGCCATTAATACATCTTCAAAAAACATCTCAGCAGTCTGAGGTCTAGCAACGTATTCTAAAAAGAAAGCGTTTGCTGGAGCATCTTCCATACTGAACTTAGTCAATCCGTGTAAAGCTCCATTAGAACCTCTTCCGTCTACAGTTCCGCTAATATCGTAACTGTCACAACCAAAAGCGCCCATGTGCTCGTTTCCTGGATACTTTATTCCATTCTTTACTATTACCTTGTTCTGAAGGTTCATTGACGGAGTCCAGCTTATTTTAAACCTACCTTTTGGATCTGGGTAAAATACTACTTTTGAATCCTTAACTCCATTAGCCCATTGAAAATTACCTGTGTTAACCACGACTGAACTTCCAATACCTTCATTGTAATCTATTTGCTCGTATATTTTTACCAAGTTAAATATACTATTTTTTGTCTCATCTCTAAACGCATGCTCCGTTGTTCTGGGGAACTGACGGTAAAATTCATTTAAACCATCTTGATCATCTTTTAAACCATCAACTTCGTTTTGCCAGTGGTCAACAACTCCTATATCTATTAGTTCGCCATCTGGTCCACGAACATCGGATTCTGGAGTAGTAAAGACTGGTTGTCCAAACTCGTCAATAAATCCTTCAAAGTTCCATTCCATTGGTATAAACAAAGAATATAAACCAGATTTTGTTTGACCATTTCTATTTCTTTTAGTTACGTCACTATTGTTATATAGCTTCTTAAAGTTTTCACCACCTTTATCTAAAGCATTAGAAGTTGAACCCATCATACATTTTCCAATAATCCTGCTACCTAGTCTAAGACAAGTTTTTGTAACTCGCCAGTTGTTGAGTATGTTATCTGGTCGTTCCCATTTACCACTCTCATCGTGTACTAGTAGTGAAAGCTTTTCACCATCATAAC